GTAGGTGCTCATGTCGACTGAGTTAAAGGAAAAACTATCTGCCATTATATCCTCACCTGCTTCATTCTATATCCCTCACGGAATACTACCGCCGCAACATCTTTACCACCGACCATCACCCGGATGCCCGCCAGTCCTTTCTCAATGGCTCTGGCAACCATTCTATCTACAGAGACCTGATTGACGTTGCCGGGCTGGCTGATAAATTCCCCACCGTGAACCATCGCCAGTTGCGGCTCTCCCAACCGACCCGGTATTAGTCCTTCAAATCCGGCGAAGCTGGGAATATTGAAAACTCCGGAGTCTGCTTGAACCAAGGGAGCTATTGAAACTGCCCAGCCCGGTAATTCCGGCTTCCATGCAGGTCGCGGGATAGGTGGATAGGCTGCATTCACAGCAGCTTCAGCCTCCGCTCTTGCTTCATCAATAGTTCCCCCTCCCATTAATATTCTAGACCATGCTTCTTGCCATACTGCCTCCCTACCCCCCTTGTCAAACATAGTAGCTCCCTCCTCCCCTCCAAGGGCCGCATTGATACTGGCGATTGCACCGGCAATAACCGCAGCACCAGCGCCCAATGCTACCCATCCCGCCGGACCGGAGAGACCCTGCAATATCGCCAGACCCGTAGCGACACTCCGGATAACGCCTATTAATTTGCTGAAAGCAAATATGATTCCGCCGGCACCTACCAGGGCAACTCCAACCGCCGCCAGTGTTTTTATAAGCTCAGGGTTCTGGGCTATCCAGTTGCCGACTCTCTCGATAATGGGTCCGAGGGTTTCCATGATTGATTCGAAGGCTGGTATCAGGCTTGTACCAATGGTGACAGCAACATTTTTCAGCCTTTCTTTTAGTTTTTCTATCTTCCTGCCTGTGCTTTTCTCCATCTGGGCGAAGGCTTCCTCGGCGATGCCAGCAGAGTTGGCAACGTTATCGAGGTCAGTGGCAAATGTCTGGGCATTATCACCGGTGAGAGCCAGGACGGCCTGCCCGGCTTCCACCGAACCGAACATAGACAAGAGCTTTTCATTGCTGCCTTCCGAGGCGTCGCGCAAGATATTCAGAGACCCAGCCAGCCCCAGCTCCTGTACCATCGTCTGCCCGGATGAATAACCAAGCTCAATGATTGTAGATTTCATCTCGTCCGTAGGATTTTGCAGCATCACGATTGCCTGCCGCAGCTGCGTCGTCGCCTGTGCTGATTTGATGCCCTGCTTGGTCATCGTCGCCAGGGCGCCGGCTACTTCCTCAAACTTAATTCCGGACGCCGAGGCTATCGGGGAAACCTGAAATATCGAGGCGCTTAATTCCTCAAAATTTACTTTACCGCCTTTGATGATAGAGAACATGATATCGGCTACCTTTGTAGCGTCTTTGACCGGTATCTTGAAGGCGTTCATTATCGAGGTCAGCCCGTCGACCGCCGTCATGGTATCGGTGACGCCTCCGATGGCTGCCTTGGTGGCGACGCGCAGGAACTCGATGGCGTTCTCCTTGGGGACTCCGGCCGAGATAGCCTGGTAAAGCGCCTCGGCGGCTCCGGTGGCGCTGACCCCCATGTCATAGGCCAGGTCCTGCACTTCCTTGGAGAAGCTCTTGAACTCACCCTCCGAGAGCTGCATCATGGTGTTGACTTCACGCATGGCGGTATCGAAGTCCGCGGCGAGCTTGATAGACGGTCCGGCGATAGCCGCCACCCCGAGGAGGATTCCGCCGCCGACCTTCATCATGTTCTTGCCGACCGTGTTCATCTTGTTTTCGAGCTTGTTGAGGGCCTTGTCCAGACCGCCGGTGTTGGCGCCGATAGTGACGAATAACTTGGCTATCTCATTGGCCATCCTTTATCTCCTTGCCTCCCATCGAGGCATTCAATATCCGGTAATGTTCGCGCTTCTGGTCTTCGGAAATGTTTTTCCGCTGCGGTTTTCTATGGCGCGATGGCATGAAGTCCTGGGGTTTGTATGGAGTTGATTTTTTCTTGGTATCCCGGTTGACGTTGGCGATAATACTGGCGATGATGGCGGTGCGGAAATCAAGATTCTCCTGCTCGTCCAGGTAACGCTCCATCAGGGCGTCGAGCTGGGCGAGAGTCAGGTGCCAGAACTCCTTCTCGCTGAGCTTGAGGCAATACCTCCCCAGCGACCATAGTTCCAGCCAGTCTATTTTTTTGTCTTCTTCGCTAAAGGGGGCTTATCTTTTTCGCCCCCCTTTGGCTCCGGGACGGCCGCCTCGAAAGCCGCATTAATCTGATTGGCTATATCCGTCAGGTTGTCAATCTTTATCCAGCCTCCGACATCTTTAAGCGTCAGCTCTTCATCCTCGTGCAGCAGGCAGGCCCAGACGAGAGCCCTCAATGCTTTAGCTCCCATATTTGATAACTCGGTGATATTCACGCCGAAGAGGCTCTGTCCGGTGGCTTCCTCGAACTCGACCATGGCGTTGAGGTCGAGCCGCAGGTGCCTTACCTTGCCGCCGATTTCAATTGGTATATCGGGTCTTGCTTTCTCTGTCATGGTGCTCCTTTATTTTTCTTCTAGATAAAAGGGGCGGAGAGTTTAACTCCCCGCCCCCAGTCTCCCTTCTGCCTTATCCCGGTTAAGCTGCCGCCCTGGCCAGCCAGATGGTATAGGTCTTGGCGGTCTTGCCGGTCTCTTTGACCACGATGGTGATTTCCGTCACGCTTCCGGCGGCGCCGAGTGTGATGGCGCTGGATGCCTCTCCGGTGGCGACTACATTGCCATCGACGGTGATAACGCCGGATGTTGCCGTCGGTGTCACGGTGACCGATGTTACGCCGGAAGCCACGGTGGCGACATACTCGTAAGCATCTCCGGCTTCGTCCGGTACAACCACGGCGCTTTCACTGATGGCAAACCACGGGTCGGTTAGCCCTGTCGAGGCCGTTGCCGCATAGACGGGTACGCCCGTTATGGTCAGTGTCAGACTGAAACTGATGGGGCCGTTCTTATCGGGTGAGGCACCGCCCCGGCTGCTCACCCAGGCATCGAATGTCCAGCTGAATCCCGCGGTCGTATCTTCGATGATGACTTCCCTCTCAGTGCCGGATAGAAAGTCGGCGATGGCGGCCGCCTGCGCGGTATCGCCGGGCAGGTAATTCCCTTCGATGGTGATATCCCCACCGTGTTTCATGCCGGGTTTGGATTCTTCCCACTGGCTCGATGAATCACGGTTGGTGAAATCCACCTTATCCGCGTTGATGGTCGGATGGGGTATGTCACCCTTGATTTCAGCGATAGCCGTCCCGTTCCATTTCAGAATAGTTGTGTAGCCTAGATATCCTCCAGTTCCCATGTTATTTACCTCCTGATATTTTCTCGAGTAATTCGATTATCCTGTCAAACCGCTCCAATAATTGCGGCATTAAATCCTCTTCCAGCCAGCCTGTCCCACTGCAGAGGTCGCAGTCTTCCTCAACCTCCCCCATAATTCCCCCCCTGGCTACTGGCTTCTCGACCTTCACCTTGCCGGTGTTTTCACATTTCGGACATGGTTGTTGCATCTTTATTCCTCGTGCCAGAACGCGTAATCGACGGCTACGTGAAATAGCTTAGTCTCATTCTCGTAGAAATCGTTCTCGTCTTCGTAAGTGACGGCGGTGGTATAGACTCCCCCGTCTCCACCCATCGTGCCGGTATAGCCCTCTAGCGCTGCCTGGATGGCGGCGGCGATATTCTTGGCTGAACCATAGGTCGTCGAGAATATGGAGAACTGGAACCGCGGATTGGCGAGCCCGGTGCCTCCGTCATGGGAGTGGTCCCGCGGGCCGGTCACTTTGAAGAAAACAATATAAGGCTTGGCGACATCCTGCGGCGCTTTGACGTAATGTATCCGGGTGCCAACGAGGTCCGTTATCCCCGACTGCGCCAGGAGATATGTCATTAATGCCTGCTCGAATATCATTAAAAGGCTCCGCTAATAGATTTGCCAACATCATCTTTGAAGTTGTCAGCGGTCTTGCTTTTCATCTCAGCCACGGCGGGGCGGAAGTAAGGATGCGCCGCCGAGTGCGACGTTCCGGACTCGACCAGGTGAGCATGGGGGGCTTTCTTCCTGTCGACGCCGGCGATGGCGACATTCCCATATCTCTTAGCAACGGGTGATTTTTTTAATCTGCCGGTAGGCCCGAGGGGTGCTTTCTGCCCGATGCGGTCCCTCAACTGCTCGGCGCTCTTCATGGCGGATTCGCCAGCCTCTTTATCGACGACCGTCCGGAGCTTTTTCAAATTATTCGTCAGCTGCCCGATGCCGCTGATTTTTATCGATGACTGCATTTGAACTCCTTAATCCTGCGCTTCCTTGTAGTAGATGAGCATCTCCTTGTTGCGCTCCTGCGGGTTTTTGATAGCCACTATCTCCAGCGTCCGGCTGTTGTGGCTGAGCCGCCAGGTCGGGTCGATATCGATGCGGTATCTTATGCGCACGACTCCGCTCACCTCGGCGTTGGCCTGCAGAGCCTCGAAATACCGCCGCCCCGCATTGGGCTCCACCGCCGCCCAGACCCTGGCGACATCCGTCCAGGTAGCCACATTCTCCTGGAAGCCATCACGACTCAATGTCTGCTGCTGCAGTATTACCCTGTGCCTGAGCTCGCCGACCCTCATAATATCCTGTCCTTCCAGAGCAACGCCTCCGTACCCAGCGGCAGCTCGGCTACGTTCATCCCGGTGGTCAGCACCGTCTCGCGGTTCTCGTAGAGGTGCCCTATCAATAACAATATCGCCCGCCGGATATTCTCGGGTACATCATAGCCATCGTCCCCGTAGCCGGCGATATATGTCACGCAAATACCGTTGGCGGGACGTAATGACGTGCCCGGCCAGCTCTGCCCGCTGTTGAGCGCCACCCGCCCCGGCTCGCTCTTGGTATCGACGAAGTAATAAGTAGGACTGAAAGTCGCCTCGGTATCATCTGTCCCGTAATACTTGATGATTACGGATGCCGTGGCGGTACCGGTCCCGGTGCCGGCCCCCGTGGCGGTAAAGATAATGCCGACGGTGCTGGCTGATGCGCCGACCTCGGTGAAGTCCGTGCTGCCGACGCTCAATATCCGGTAGGTCGTCCCTGTTACAAAGCTGCCCGCGGTCACGACCGGCACCTGCAGGGGGGGGAGGGGTATCTCTATCTTATTCCCGTCCGGCCAGCCGTCGAGCCAGAGCTCCCAGGTCTGCGTGATATAAGCGCGGTTCTGAAATCCCTCGCAGTCCTGCCGGGCTCCGCTGATATTAGCTGAAATCCAGTCGTCCTCGGTATGCTCGTCGTGGTCGAGCCTCAGGTGGTCCTTGACTTCGAATATTGATAACGGCTCCGCCGCCGGTTCGGTAACAATCTTAATCGTCATTATCCGCTCTCCGTTACGATTACTCTCACGGGTATCATGCTCTCGACCTTGGTGATTTCCTCCTCGACCGTTTCCGTCAGCTCGAGCTCCCCGGCGTAGGTCTTGGCTTCCTCGAAATCGCCGTCCTGCACGGTGTAATGGCAGGTGCCCGACGCGGCGACATCGATATCGCATTCTCCCTCGAGGAAGAGCGTCCCGGGTGTCGCCGGACGCCACAGCTTGAGCGTGACCGTATAGTCCGTCAGGACGTAGACTGTACCGGCGCTGTCCTGGCAGGTGAAGTTGAGGTCATGGCCATAGTCGCCTTTCGGCGTTACGACTTCCTGCATCTTTTATTCCCTCCCGTAAGGCGACTCTATTTCGGTGTCTCTCCGGTTGAGCTTGACGGTTCTCGACCGGGGGTTCAACTCCATATCGCTGTCTCTCTGGTTGAGCTCGGCTTCTGCTGACCGGGGATTCAGTGACGATGTCGTGCTGCGGCTATGTAATTTCATCGTTATCGCTATGATTGACGTTATAGTTAATTTGCAGCTTGAGGCGGCTACCGATGATGCCACCGCTATCGCGACCGCGTTCAGGCCCGCCGTACCCGCCCCGGCTATGGCCGCCGTCCGCACCAGGGAGGCAGCCGCCACGGGTGAAGCCAGCAGCTCCTGCTCCAGGGATACATTCTCTATCGCCCCGTTCTGAACGGAAGCGGCAACCGCGACCGGACTCGACGCCAGGTGCTGGGTGGTACGGGCGATGCTCGGGTTTACCACCGAGCTGGCGACTCCCACTACAGCGCCGGTCAGCGGGGCATTGCCTGTCCCTGCTATAGCGGATGCCATCACAGAGCTTACTACGCTTACCACGGCCCCCGTCAGGGGTGCATCACCACTTCCCGAGATAGCTGAATTCTGGACTGAACTGGCTGCGGATATCGGGCTGGCTCCCAGGTATTGCCCGCCGCTTTCCAGACTGGCATTGGGTACCGAGCTGGCAACTCCCACAACGTTAGCCGTCAGGGGAGCAATACCGCTTCCCGCGATAGCCGAAGCCTCCACGGAGGAGTCTACCGCGACCGGGCTCGACGCCAGGTATTGTTTCTCATGGGTTATGGCGGAGTTTATTACCGAGCTGGCTACGGATATTACAGTCCCCGCCAGGGGGGCGTTCCCCGAGCCTGCCAGTGTAGCCGCCTGAACGGAAGAAGCTGCCGCCACACTCGCGGCCGTCAAGGGGGCATCGCCACTTCCCGAGATAGCCGCATTCTGGACTGAACTAGTTACACTTACTACTGAGGCAGTTAGAATCTGGACAGAATTTTGAATAGTAGCTGTCTGTACCGAACTGGTTACGCCGACTACTGCTGCCGTTAACGGAGCATCGCCTGTCCCGGATATTGCTGCGGTCTGGATAGAACTGGTAACAGCCACCGGACTTTGAGCTAGATACTGCTGCCCATATCCTATCGTAGCGTTTACAACTGAACTGACTACACCAATTACAGCCTGAGTTAAAGGGGCATTTCCTGAACCCGATAAACTGGCATTAGCTACTGAACTCGTTACGGAGACTACGGCCTGTGTTAGTGGAGCGTCGCCATCTCCACTGATAGATGAACTCGCCACCGAACTGGCAACCGATACGACGGCGGCGGTTAATTCCTGCGGTTCAGGTAGGGCAGAAGCCTCAAAATTATCTAAATAATTTTGTTCACCATACCCATAAATACCCACTCGTGGGTTGCCCGTTATTGTTG